CCGGTCTGGGCGACGCTCACGATCGGGGCGAACAGCGGTCCGAACACCGGGAGGCGTCCGGGCGAGAGCGCCAGGACGACCCGACCCAGCCCTGCGGTCGCGGTGTAGACCGTGGACGCCGCGGTCCAGAGTGCCGCCCGGATCGTCGCTGCGGTCGGGGAAGCACCGTAGCCGACGTTCGTGGACGTGGATGCGTCCAGGTTGGTCCCGAGCGCTGCTTCCGTCTGCACGGCGTACCGGGCTGCGAGGTCGTTGATGATCGTGTCCATGATCCCCGGCGCTGAGAAGTCGATGTTCTGCCGCGAGACGTTGACGTACCCGCCGTAGGTCACCGCGTTCGCCGTGAGCTTGGAGATCGTCATCTTCTGGCTGACGAGCTCGGCCTTCTCATCCGCTGCCGCGCCCGCCGACCCCTGCACCGCCACGGACGTCCCCTGCGTGACCAGCGGCCGGAACCATGTAGCGGCCGGCATCGGCTTGGGTCCGAGGAGCCCGACCAGCGGACGAGCAGCGTCGATGAAGTTGATCACACCGTCCAGGATCGGCGTCGGGATGAGCCCGGCATTGTCCGAGGTCTTCTGGTGTGCCGCTGCCCGGATATAGAGCTCGATTCGCTCGGCGGCGGAACGGTCACCTTGGGAGGCGTTGTATTGATCGAGCACATACTCCCCGGCCGATCGGTACTCGACCTCCCCAGCCCCCACACGGCGAGCCGTGGTGAACGCCTGGTCAAGCTGCTTCATCCGCGTGGCGACCTTGGCGGCCTCCTCGGAGAACCCTTCGAGCTGCGTCAGCTGCTCCTGGATCTCGCCCATCCGCGTCTTCAGCCCGCCGAGGGTCTCCTTCTCGGGGTCGTTCAGATCCCTGGAGGCGTCCTCGGCGTTGGCGATGATGCCGTTCGCCGCGGAGTTCCGCTCCTCCAGTTCCTTCTCCAGACGCCGGATCATGGCGTCGTTAGCCCGTGAGTCGGGCATGGGTCCTTCTCCTTTCTGGCTTACGGACGCTGTTCCAGCCGTTGCCTCGCCCAGGCAAGGACCTCGTCGTCCCTGAACTCATCGAGTGCTGGCGTAGATGGCAGAGGCTCTTGCTCGACCACCTGGAGCCCCGACGATTCCGCTCGAACCGCGAGCACCTGGGCTCCCGCATATACGGGGGATTCCGTCAACGCGACATGGTCGATGAAGGCACGCTTGACCTGCCGCAGACGGGTTCGTTTGTTGGTCACTACATCGGATGGCTTCGCCACCCGGAAGCCGATCGAGGCCGAGACCATGTCGTCCTCGGCGAGGTTGAGCATATCGTCGCCGAGGAACGTCTTCCCTACCTTCACCGTACTCAGCAGGCCGGCGTCGGCGTTGGTGAACTTCACGACCTTGCCCACCGTCTGACCGCGGACGTGTTCGTGGTTGACGGGGACTCTTCCCGCGTGACTCTCGATGCCGTCGAACGCACCGCGAATGAAGACCTCCCTCCAAGGCTCCCCTCGCCACATCACCTCGCCTTCCTCGTTCCAAGGGACCGCTACGAGGTCGATCAACCGCTGGCGTGCATCCACCTCGGTGATCACCGAAGCACGGACCTCGACCCCGGCCATATCACTCCGCTCGTTCGCGTAGAGCGCGGCCATCTGAGCTTTCGCCTTGTCCTCGGAGTCGTGACAGCCCGCGCTCTTGCCGTCGTCGTTCTTGATCACGCACCACTCGTCTTCACGCTTTTCAATGTGCCACGGCGTGAGACTCACCTCCTATGTGTCCCCAGCGGATGCCCCGGACGATTCGGCTCACCGCTGAGCGGCGTCCTGTATCGCAGTCGTGCCACGGCATCTACTCGCCTCCAGTGATGACGCTCATCGTCGTGTCCTCGTCCGCGCCTTCCGGCGTCACGCCCTGGAACCGCTCGTACATCCGGGCCTCCTCGGCCGTAAGGACGCCGGCCGTGATGAGCTTCGGGTAGGCGTCGGCACGCTGCTCGAAGGACGGGCGGGTGTATTCGTCGTGGTTGAGCTCGACCGACTGCCCTCTCGGGAGCGCCCAGTAGGACAGGGCGCGCATGACATGGATGTCCATCGGCCTAAGCATCTGGCGATCGTGAAAGTCGAAGAGCATCGTGACGTTCGAGTAGGTCATCGAATCCGATCCAGACGGGAGCCCGACGAGGAACGGGGGGACGCCGAGGAGCACGGCGATACGGGACTCGTTGAACTGCGCGATCTCCAGCATCGTCAGGTCTTTCGGGGGGATCCCCTGGTGGTCGACGAGCTTGGCCCCTCCGTCCATGACCGCCGGCGCTGCGGGAGCCTCGACCTTCTGAGACAGATACTGCGTCTGGAGGTCGGTGGCCTCATCGTGCGTCAGGCTCTGCTCCACGTCGATCGTCTGGAGGGTGATTCCACCGGAGGCGACGACGTCCCGGGTGTACTTCGCCAGCAACCCGGCGGTGAGCATCCTGCCCCCGGCCACCTCCAGCGCACCGACACCTCTGGCCCCGTCCGTCGTGGACTTATACCGGATGTGCAGGACGTCCTCGGTGATGTCCGGGCCATCCGACCCACCCAACCGATAACGCCTGACGCCGTTCTTCATCTCGACGTCGACCGCCCACGCCGGGATGATCCTGAAGCGCGACGGGAAGCCGTTTGCGAACACACCCAGCCGGATAACGAAGACCTCGCCCAGCTGGAAGTCCCAGAACAGCTGTTTGGCGAACTCCTGCCACGACGCATAGATCGACGGGTCGGGGTTCACCATCCACGACAGCGGCTCCATGACCTGCCCGCTTCGCACCCGGACCACCGGCATCGAGGACAGGACCGAGGAGTTCTTGTCCAGGCACCCCCACGCGACGTCGACGAGCTCGTTGAACCGCGAGCCCATATCCCATTGGGTCGACCAGTTCGACGGCCAGCCCGCCCAAGGGGAGGGGAAGAACGTCGGGAGGGAGCGGGGCTCGACCTCCGGGCCGGTGATCTCGACCCCGTCAGGGTCGCCGTCCGCCTCACCCGCTCCCACGGTGGACGGGGTAGACGGCGGGTTGGCGTTCGGTATCTCGCCCTGGTGGTTCACCCCACCGCTGAGGAAGTCCCAGAACCCCAACTATGCCCCCTTGTAGACGTGGATCTTCGGCGTCGGCGCTCCCATCGCGGTGATCCCGTGGACCGCCATCACCAGCGCAATGAGCCCCCTCGACCGGTCGGTGATCTCGTACCGCTCCCCGGCCTCGTTGACCTTCAGCTTCGCCGCGAGGACGTGGGTCCGAAGGACGCGGTCGCCGTCGTGCATCAGCATCCCCGAGCGGAGCATCCGGTTGAACGTTCCACTCGCAGCGACGAGCCCCGGCACCGAGGTCGGGGCCTTCACGATCGGGACACCCTCGGCGTCGAGGATCTCGGCCGATCGGACCTGCCCCCCGTAGGGGTGATGCACGTCCTGGACCCGGTACTTATCGCAGAGCTCGAAGATCCGCTTCTCGGTTCGGGCGAGGATCGACGTCCCCTCGATCGGGTCCAGAACCTCCACCTTGCAGGCCACCCGCCCTTCGGGCCTGCGGGCTACCAGAGCGATCGCGGCGTTGTGACCGACGGAGGGGACCAGGACGACGCTTTCGCCCTCCTCTAGCCGGCCGATGTCGACCGCCGACCGGTCCCACTCCTCGGACAGGATCGCCGGCTCGTCTCCCTCGGTCCAGACGTTGCAGGTGAGGCGTGCCCACGACCCCCTCGACTCCATCGGGGAGTTGTCCGGGTGCCGCTCCCTGAGCACGGCACTGCTTAGCCAGGGAGCCGGGTTGACCTCCTTGACCACCTTGATGTCGTCGAGGTCGTCCTCGGGATCGAGCGCGTACTCGACGAGGACGAACCCGCCGCTCTTGGACGTATAGGTCCGGCGGTGCTCGACCCTGGTCATCGAGTAGGTCCGGGCCTTCTCCAGGAGCCCCCCGAGGGGGGAGTCGAGGGACGCTCCCGCCGTCGAGATCGTGATCATCTGCGCTCCGTTGAGCAGGCCATTCCGGTAGACCTGATAGAGCCCGCCGGTCGGGTGCCGGTGGAGCTCGTCGACGAGCGCCAGCGTCGGGATGACGCCGTCGGCCGTTCGGATCTCATGGGGCATGACCCGGAGCCGGCCGGTCTCGAACCGGATGACGTGCATCCCCTCC